GTGTGTCATATTTACAGCTATTCTTGCAGGTGGGTATTGGGCTCTTCCACCCAAGAATCTGTACATCCTCTTTTTCCTTCTATGGGCCCCTTACATAGCTTTAGCCTGGTATGATTACTCATACGAGTGCAAGGATAAGCTGAAGCCAACGGTGATACCGTTTGGTCGCTACCTCTGGCTTCCATTCAAGCCACCTACCTACAAGCAAGAGTTCAACAAGCTCTCAAAGGATACCATTGGGTGGATGGATCGTGTGGACCACATCACAGCATGGTCCATAATGATCCTCATCCTCTTCAAATTGTCGACTTAAAGAAATAGGACTATGTATGTTTGGGGCAGGCGTCGCCCCACCTGACCTTAGCTCAATTGGTAGAGCGAGAGACTGTAGGCACCCAAGCCTGTTCTGGATGAGCAATCATCTCTAGGTCACGTGTTCGATTCACGTAGGTCAGACAGAGGAGTCACTGGACTCCTCTTGCCCCTGTAGCTCAGTGGTAGAGCATCTGTTTAGTACGGGCGATTATATCGCTGCACTTGTAAGCAGAAGGTCTTGAGATCAAAACTCAACAGGAGCACATATACGTCCCTGTAACTCAGTTGGTCAGAGTGCTGGTCTTATGTACCAGAAGTCGCGAGTTCAAGCCTCGCCAGGGACAGGCGAGTATCGTATAGTGGTTAGTACGCTTCGTTGTGGCCGAAGCAACCTGAGTTCGATTCTCAGTGCTCGCAGTTGCGCTCGACCTGGGCATGTCGTAAAAAAGCCCATCATTCTCCTATAACTCAGTTGGTAGAGTATCAGACTGTTAATCTGGAAGCCGCAGGTTCAATCCCTGCTGGGAGAGTCTATGAGTGAAATCCTCACTCACAAACTCTTATTATGTAATATGACTCTTCTATTCGAAGAAACCTCAGTGAAGGTGAAAGAGTCTGGGGTGTCTACGGACAGACTGTGCTACGGCTTTTCACCTAAGAATCTGGATCACTCTGTCGTTCGAGAGTTTGTAGGTGAAGAAAACTATCAACGTATTGCCGAGTTGTTTCCAAAAGCACTGTATGACCCCGAGAGTTATAGTTCTATAATGTTTGGTAAGGATGGATCTGACTTTGAGATGTATGTAGAATATGGCGGGGACATAATGTCATATGACGTAGGAAAGGATGAAGAGTGCGTATATCATAGCCTTGATGCTGCTCACCATACCTTTGTATATGAGTACATCCGAAGCAAGGTGAGTCCTATCATATATTCGTCTCTGATGTATGCTATGCACCCGGATAAGTGCGACATCATATACTCTAAAAAGACCCGTCGCCATCTATTCTCGTATCTTCTGAAATACAAGACGTTTATTCGGGTCCCTTCAATAAAGAAACAGCTGGTGGAGGCGTTACGTACAATCCATGACACAGATATTGATATGGATGACAGTCTGAATGTGAGTTATATAGGAATTGCAGTTACATGGGATGGTAAGACTGAGATGAGCGTTTATTTCCGAAAGACTTAAAACTGTTGATTCCTTAAGATTATATGGATCTTGATCGCGTAAAGTACATTCGTGAGAGTACAACCGATGATCTCCGAGATTGTGCTTACATTGAAAAGCTGATGTGTAAACTGGGCTTTAATGATGAGGGGCTTCACGAGCAGCCTCAAATTGTACGCGCCAACACGGGTGGTCTGAAGATTTGGCAGTATCCTAATCAGTTTTCCAGATATCTCAAGTTTTTGTCCGACAAGAACATCACATCATATCTGGAGATTGGTTGTCGCTGGGGAGGTACATTTGTACTGACAACCGAATATCTCAAAAAGTTTAACAACTTGACAGAGTCGGTTGCTGTTGATATCATCGATTCACCTGCTGCTGAGTACACAGGTGGTAAGTTTATGAAGATGAATTCAACTAGCAAGGAGTTCAAGGATTACATTGCGACGAAGCAGTTTGATCTTATTCTGATTGATGGTGATCATGGCTATGAAGGTCTCAAGAATGATTATCTACTCGTCAAGGATCATGCCAAGATTCTTGTGTTTCATGATATCTCAAGCATAGCTTGTCCAGGAGTTATGAAGATTTGGAATTTGATCAAGTATGAGTATGACTTTTACGAGTTTACAGAGCAGTATACAGATGTTGAAGGAAGTTTTCTGGGGATTGGGGTGGCAGTTAAAAAGGTTTGATGCATGTAATGTATGGAGAGACGAGCGTATGAAGCTCAGCCAGTACGTGTTCTGAAGCGCATCTGGCATTTCTCTCGCCGCAACTGTTTGGCTCGCAAGGGTGAAGCAGTTGAACATACCCTGACTTTTCAGCAGATGGTTGACATATGGCATGCACAGAAAGGTCATTGCTACTACTTAAAGATTCCGATGGTATTATTAACAGCAAGCGATTGGAAGTGTAGTCTAGAGCGCCTAGACCCTTCAAAGGGGTACACATCCGAAAACTGCGTGTTGTGTTGCCATGAGATGAATGGGGCTTGTCAGTGGACACCGGAAAAGGTGAGTGAGTTTAAAAATCATCTTGCATTCCCCATTGAAAATGACTTTCAGATTACTGACTCGGTGCACCACTTTGTGAGTTATTTATGGTCCTCAGCCCGCTCTTCGTCTTCTGCATGCAGGAAGAAAGGGCGGGCTGGGAAGGGTGAGTTTGATATTACGGTTGAATACCTAATTGATATTCTCACTTGGCAGGAGGGTAGGTGCCATTATAGTGGCATACCAATGAATTTCGAGAAGAGGTCGATGTGGAAGGCGTCACTTGAGCGGCTTGACCCGCTCTTAGGGTATACAGAGGGGAATGTGGTGTTTATTTGTTGGGAGTTTAACACGTTTGATAATACTCACCGGATCGTGTACAGCAATGGTGGGAGCTGCAACTGGTCCAAAGAAAAGATTGATAAAATCCGCAGCCATGTAGCTTAGTGGATAGAGCGCTCGCCTTCTAGGTCCTTAATTGTGTGTGAGCGAGAGGTCGCGGGTTCGACCCCCGCCTTGGCTAAACCATCTCCATCCGAGAATCTTCACCCCGTGTAGGGCTGGAGTCCCCGGATGAAGCACCAAATGCTCTGAGTCTCTCACCAATACTCATTACACGCTGACGAGGAGAGGCTGGAAGATCGTTTGAAATTTTTCCAAGTGCCATGAAATTATCTAGTCGCTTTTCAATCGGGTTACCTTGTTCGACGCACGTGATGAAATCCGAGTGACACTCATTCATGAATGTCTTTCCTTCGGAGACTCTATTCTCTGGTTCGACAGTCAGCTCCTTTGATATTCTCAGAGCTAGTTTCTGCATTGTGATGGAAGATCTCAGAGCAGATGTCATCTTTTCATTCACCTTCAGATACAGTTGTACTGATCCGAGTACACCTGTCCCTGCAGATAGAACTGCGTTGATTATACTCACGTAGCTCTGTTCCACAAACTCATTCAGGACCACTGCGGTAAGAGCGTTGAGTGCAGAGATTCCTATAATAGGTATGTTGAATCTCTGAGCCAGCTTGTGGAAGTACACGTGCTCCTTACGGTAGTAATCCTGCATCATGTTGCATTGCTTCTCGAGCTCCTTGAGAAACTTCTGCTCTTCTGGATGCCATACATTTGTCTTCTCCATCCTTATTTAACGCAGCGAAAACTTTTCACATTGGCCGGAGCCTCTGACCAAAACTTCTTTTCGTCACTCTGGAACAACTCGAAGAGTCGCATATTTTCATCTACAATCATTCTACCACGTTCGTCAGCGAGATCTACTCGCACAACCCCATCTGGCACCTGGTGTACAAGGCTAGCCCTGGTATCAGGGATGTCTGCAATGTGATATGTAATGTCATGCTTTGACCCATCCTCGAGCTCGATCCAGCAGTGCCAGCAGGACTCGTTGTCACCCGTCACTATAAACCCATCAACCAGTTTGCAATCGAGCTTCTGAACCGTCTTCAGATACTTGGCGAGGATTGCTTGGTGGTGGATCACTGTCCCATCCACCTTATGGAGCTTCATCCTGAGACTCAGTCTGCGTACGTATTCATCCATTGTTCATAAAGCACGTCTAGGCTTTACGTCTGCCTTGTCTACTTTTTTATCAGTCTAATGATATATGTCGAATTTTAACCTGAAGAATTATGGTATCAACGTCGCGTTTTTTAACAGAGCAAACAATGCCGGTCAAGGCTTTGTCCGTAACAACAACAACAATTATCATTCGATGCGCACTCTATTCTGGAATTACAACACGAACAAGCTCAATAATACCAACAACAATCAGGCGCGTCGCGCGAATGCTATTTGGAACGAAAGTAATGATACGTTTGATAATGCTTGTGAAGAACTAGCAAAAGAATTGATGCTTGAAACATGGACCAAGCCACAGTATGATCTATATGTCTTTATGGATGATTATCTACCCAAAGTCAAGTCTGGACAGTACACTCTTAGGCGTGCACTCGAAAAGTACGTACTTGATGCATCATACGGCAAGGGTAAGATGAATAACAAGTTCAACATGAAGTACAATGGTTCAGCAGCTAACAAATATGCCAAGTTGGTCGCTGTCCGGAACTATATCAACAATCCGTCAAAGTGGCAGAATGGCAACTTTAACTGGGCTAATGTGAATGACCCAGATTATTACGATCTTCGGGCTGCACAGGAACGCACCAACATAGACTGGTATACAAATAGTCTGAATGGCCGTATTAATTACTATAAGCGAAAGGCGAAGCTTTAAAAAAAACCGACGCCTATTTTATAATGGATCCGATCCTCACCGCAGATAATGCACGTTTCACAACCTTCCCGATCCGGTACCCAGGCCTCTGGGAGTTGTACAAAAAGGCGGTGGGAAGCTTCTGGACTGCGGAGGAGATTGACCTCGGGGGTGATCTGAAGGACTGGGACAAGCTTGGCTCGGGTGAGCAGCACTTTATCAAGATGGTGCTCGCATTCTTTGCCGCCTCGGATGGTATTGTGTTTGAGAATATCGACATGAACTTTGGGTCCGAGGTGCAGATTGCAGAGGCGAGGTCCTTTTACGCGTATCAGGGATTCAATGAGGCTATTCACGGAGAGACTTATTCTCTCATGATTGACAAGCTGGTACGCGACCCGGACGAAAAGAGCCAACTATTTAAGGCGATTGACAATATCAAATGTATCAATGACAAGGCAACCTGGGCTATGCTATGGATGGATAAGGGTCTACAATTTGCTCAGCGACTGGTTGCATTCGCATGCGTCGAGGGAATCTTCTTTAGTGGAAGTTTTTGTGCTATATTCTGGCTGAAGCGCCGAGGCATCATGCCAGGCCTGTGCTTCTCGAATGAGCTCATCTCACGTGACGAGGGTATGCATCAGACGTTTGCAGTAGAGCTCTACCATCAACTGCAAGACAAGGTGGAGTCTGGTATCATTCAGGAGATTGTCAAGAGTGCAGTCGAAATTGAAAAGGAGTTTATCATCGAGGCTCTGCCATGCAAGCTCATCGGTATGGATTCAGACCAGATGAGTCAGTACATAGAGTATGTTGCTGATCGCCTGCTGAAGCAGTTTGGCGTAGAGCCCGTGTATGGTTCTGCTTGCCCCTTCGACTGGATGGAGAACATCTCGTTGGAGGGTAAGACCAACTTTTTTGAAAAGAGGGTCGGAGATTACTCGAAGCATATGATGCCCGAGGGTGATTCAGTTAGATTTGACGAAGAGTTTTGATTTACATGATCTCTGCTGGCTCGCCGTCATAGCCGGACATGCCCTTGGGCAGAACCATCTTCAGGACTGCCAGCAGCACCAGGAAAACAACTGCGTGCAGGACCAGGCCGCCTGGCTGAGCACGGCCAGTGGCGTTGGCGATCCAGTCGCCTGCCAGGCCTGAGGTCAGCTTGTAGGTCTCTGGGCTGGAGACGATCACGAAAGCGAGGACTGCAACCAGGTTGGAGGGGGTAATAAACTTTGCCATTTATACTAACCTAGATTTTAGTTTCGGATCTTCATCAAAAAAAATACAATCGCCAAAAACACAACCGTGTGAAGGAACAGACCACCGGCTGACGGGCAACCACCTGACCCCGCCACCCAGTCGCCAAAGAACTGAGACGTCAGCTTGTACGTCTCTGGATTTGATACAAGGAAAAACACAAGTGCCGAGTACACTGAGTACTTGAACTTGACCATATCACTCTTCTTGAGACCTCCGCAGCCACAGCCGCAGTCGAGCTTTTTTTCAAGGCCCATGCCACCCATTTATAGTACCCAAGATTAAATCTCTGAGATCCGGGCCTAAAGAGATGGAGCCCTTGATATATAGAAAGCAAAGATGGCCTCCTCCATTGTTCTGTTCAACAACTTCTCTGCTGACATGGTTAACTTTAGCGAGCTGAAGAAGAACAAGCTGGGTGGCAAGTTTATCAACCTCCAGGGCTCTTCTGGTGAGAAGCTGAACATCCAGCTGCCGGCGATGCGTGTTCCCTTTGGCCTGAGCGAGTTTACCGACAAGGGCTCGGGCAAGGTGACGTACAGCCTCGATCTGTCTCTGGATGACCCCGATGTGCGCCAGATTCTGCAGGAGCTCGACGAGCGCGTGCTGCAGTACGTGGTTGACAACAGCACCCAGTTCCTGGGCAAGCCGTACAAGAAGGAGATTCTCCAGGAGGCTCTGTTCAAGCCTATGGTCAAGCTGAGCAAGGGTGACTACGCCCCTACGCTGAAGCTCAAGGTGCCCACCACTCGCGATGGCAAGTTTCTGCCCTCTTGCTTCGAGCAGGACCGCAGCGTCGCTCAGATTGACTCGATCGAGAAGGGCTCTATGGTGTTTACCATTGTCGAGCTCAACCAGATTTGGTTCATCGACAACAAGTTTGGTGTGTCTGTGCGCCTCCAGCAGGTGATGAAGATGCCTCGCGCCAACCTGACGGCGTTTGCCTTTACGGTTGAGAAGGATACCGATGATGCAGCTAGCGATGAGATTGACATCCCGTCAGATGTCTAAGATACCAGCCTGCGTTTTTTTGTAGCCGAGTAGTAGATGTGTAGTCTTCGTACTACCAAGTTTTTAGGGGAGGGCCAGTCATCCAAGGTGTACTCGGCCCTCAACTCAAACCGCAAGAGCGTAGCCGTCAAGGTTACTGTCAGAGACGTTCGTTTCAAAGTGCAACCGTGTGAAATTGAATATAACATTATGCGCAAACTCCATGATATTGTCCCGTCCTTTGTCCCCGCAACCTATGGCGCTTCGTGGTGCCGCAACTTCAAACCAGGTGCATTCAAGCGTAACCAGTTTCGACCCGATGTCTCGCAACAATATATAATGAAGATGGAACTCTTCCCGCGCGGAGATCTCCACAAGATGCTCGAGGAGCTTCATAGACAAAAGAAGTTGACGGATGTTACACTGAAAGTAGTCATTGCCCAGGTGCTGACTGCTCTCCGTCAAATTCAGAAGAAGCTCCCATCATTTCGCCACAATGACCTCCATCTTCACAATATCCTTATAGCCGATCTCCCACTCAACCGAGTCAACTTTTACAATGGTTACGGTATTCAGAGTTCTGGTTTCCGGTGTGTCATCTATGACTTTAACCTCTCGGTCATGTCTGGAACCCAGAATCCTCTGCTGTCAGACCCTAACCTCCAAAACGATTATGGTATCTACGAAGGCAATAGCGACAAGTATGACATGCATTTCTTTCTAAACTCTTTGTTTGACTGGCTGACAAAGCACGGTGCTGGTGGCAAGTATGACGAGACGAGAAGCTTTTTGATGAGATGCCTGCCAGTTGGCTACCACGGCCGGCAAGATGCCAAGGTGAAGAACTTTCGGCTGAAGCCAAATGTGTCAACCAACAGTCTCGCATCTCTGGAACTCGTAATGAAGGATCCTTACTTCAAGCCTATGAAGAATCTGTACAATGCCCCAGAGGAGGGTGAGATTGTGGCGAGCCCTCCACGCGGACCAGCTACGGGTCCAGTGAAGACTCCATTTGTTCGACCAGAATTGCCTATGATGAAACTTCCTAAAAACGGTGGCAACTCACGCACCTTAACAAGTGCTCTACCAAGTATAGCATACAGACTTCCACCCAATGCTTACAAGAGTGCACAGTTCCAGGCTTTGCTAAACCTGATGACTGAGCCAGGGCCAAACAAGAATGAGTGGAACAAGTTCAAGAATCAGAATGGCGAGGTGAACATGGCCAAGGTGAATGCCGAGCGGAAGCTGCGCGAGACAAAGGGACGCCGTAACGTCGAGGCTGAGTTGATCAAGATTTACAAGGCCAGAGGTATCCCTTCGTACATGCGCAAGACTGTAACTGTCCCAGAATACAAGCCCGTGGTACTTCCACCACCACTCGTGAATACAAGACCTGCCAGGAAACAGGCGGTTACATTTGAGGAGAAGTATAGCCGAGCATTCAAGGCTCCTGGTCACGTCAGACCAGAGACCAAGGTGCTGAACGTGAAGCAGGCTCCACCCATGACTGAGATCAAGGCGCCAAAGTTTGTCGCTCCCAAACCTCTGCCCATCTCAAGTGTATTCAAGTCGGTGGAGAATCTGCTGAAGATTCCCAACCGCGAGCCCTTTATGCACAAGATGAATATGGGTCAGTACAAGACTGGGCCTATGCCACGTATCCAGCTCGACAAGACATTTATCAAGTGTGAGAGTCTTGATCGTGCAACACTCGATCTTATGGCTGAGGCTCATGGTCTCAACCCAAGACTCTACAAGAGCAAGGGGCTTTTGTGTCAGGCACTCAAGCGCCTCCACAACGGACAATAAAGAATATAATGTCGGTTAGTTATAAATGAATAAGATGATCATTATTGGTGTTGTGCTTGCTGTTCTTGTCGCACTGTGGCTGTCGAGACGTTCAGGCAAGGCTGTGAAGGGCTGCAAGGGGTCAAAGAATACTGGGCCTCTGACCATTTACGGGACTATGGGGTGTGGCTGGACCAAGAAGCAGCTGAAGCACTGCGACGAGAAGAAGATTCCTTACAAGTTTGTGGATTGTGATGCTGAGGGCTGCCCTGACTTTGTCAAGGGGTACCCAACAATGGACAAGGCTGGTGAGATTATCGAGGGATACCGCGAGTTCTAAGCGTGGCCCCAGAGGGTCAGGGCTAGGGCCAGCAGAAGGGTCTGCCACAGAGTCTTGATGGGGCGGATCACAGTTATTGCGTTGACCAGTACGTTATTCCAGAGGAATCGCAATAGGAATGTATAAAGAATTGTAAAAAGCACAAGTGCGATCAATTTCTGAAGAGTTGGGAGTTTGCGCACAGACAACATCTAGTATACAGCCTGAAAAAAACACGGCTGTATACTAGATGAAACTCCCTCTTTCAGGGTCGGAGCCAAACTTTGACTCGGATGTATGGGCTGTAGTGGGTAATAACTGCTACGATTATGCGTTTGGTGACAACCGCCCCAAGTCTGGTTTGTTTGCGAAAAAGAATAACATGGTGCGTAACGAAAAGGGTGGATGGATGAAGAGAAATCCTCGTAATGAAAAGAGTACACCCGGACGTGTCGCTGGTATGTCTGCCAACGGACTTGATTTCAGAACGTGCAAGGGTCTGAATCAGCGTATTCTTGCTGACAATCCTGGTAACGTGTACAAGTGCAGCAACCCAAACTCTGTGTGCCGTAGAGGATTCTACAAGGTGATGGCATTCGTAGCCCCCGAGAATGACTATGGGAACAGCTCTGGTGACTTTCACTTTTACAAGCAAGTTGGGGCTGTTCGCTACAAGATCAAGGCGGGGGATACAATGGAGGAGCTTGCTCGCACCTTTGACGTAACACCGGCAGTCATTCGTAATGCAGCACGCAAGCTTGAAAAAGCTCGTAACAATACGAATGGCATGATTAACAATAAAACCAATGGCAATGCTCAGACTCAGGCTCGCAACATGGCTCCAAACAGCAACAAGAATTCGAGCTTGCTCGTACCTGGCCGGATCATCACATTCCCCATCAATCTCTGGGCGCACAAGCTGGGGTGGGGCACACGTCCCCTGATGGTAGATGCATCGGGCAAGGCTATCAAGAATCCTCTGACGGCAGATCGGAACTACGGATACAAGTACAAGACTCTATGCGGTGTTTACTGCGTCAGAGCCGGGTACGCGAAAACGGGTAATGCCTAGTTCCCTTAGCACCTCCTCAAGAACCTCACCAAACTCAATGTCAAAATTGATATCAGTGACTGTTCGCCTCGATGTATCCAATATAGCAGTCTCTGAGAGACCAAAACTCTCAATCATCGTCTGAATATTACTTGTTGTATACGTCTCTGTAGCCGTATTACCATCCACACTAGACTGGATAGTAATAGTTATATTGTAAATTGGTTGATCGAAGGGCTCTCTGCACATAGGACATGTTCTACTGGATCTTTTCCACCTGTCGATACATCTGACATGGAATGAGTGACCACATTCAAGTTCCCGAGTGGATCTTGGTAGCATATTAGCCATGCATATTGAGCACTGGTTACCATCAGTGTGGAGGTGGCAACGGTCTGTTTCTTGTCTAGGTTTGCACTTACATTGACCGCCGAGTCTTGTCAGACCGGTGCATCTCCTATCTCCCATATTACTATAGTTATACTTTAAGGTTAGTCATCCTCCGCAAGCTGTCTATAACGGCGTCTGGCGGCCCGGAGCTGGGTTTCGAGGGATCGAATTGCATCGTTGTACGTGAGTCTCATTCGCTCCTCGACCGCCCCCTTGAGCTGGATGATTGGGTCATCCGTCTGACTTGCTCGACAAACAGGACATTCGTTTGATGATTCGTACCACTTGATGATACAAGTTGCATGAAACGAATGTCCGCAACTAAGACGCTTGCTAGACTTGGAATTCAGAGAAGTTACATTTTCAAGACAGATTGCACATGTTTGGGAGAGGTGCACACAGCATTTGCCGTCGAGCAGTGCTGGCTTTCTGCACTTTCTCCCCTGGGCGGTTACGGATGTACAGTTCATTCTCTAATTTTAGCACTGAAATAATTTCATTGTGGATTTGCTGCGCAGACCTCCCAGAGACGTTTATGGGTATCACAACACATGGAATCTTCATAGCAAGCTCAGTGTACAACGAGTGAAGCTCCTTCAGATATTCCAGACTCACCGACGTGTCACCCGTCTGCTCACGAATCTTGATCCTCTCGTGCGCCTCCTCTGGTGAACACGTCAGGTAAATGTACAAGTCGGGCTGCCAGCCAAGCCTCTCATAGTACTTTTGGTAGATAGAGTCCTCTTCCTGAGTAACCTTCTTATTCTTCACGAGATTGGCCCAAAACACATAGTTGGATGACAAAGGGCATCTCTCATGAATAGTAATCGAAGACGTTGAACCCTTCTGAAAACTATTCAGGATTTCCATCTGAAGCAGTAAAGCCCACCGAGACTGATCCTTGTAAAAGAGGTCAAGTGACCAGTCATCGATAGGCTCCCTAAAAACCCTATACCCCACCTTTTCAAGGAGACGAAGCTGTGTAGACTTTCCCACCCCTATATTTCCGTCGATAACAATCTTCATATATTAAACGCTTCACTTATCTTTATCAGATGCGAGTGCCCAGGGGCGGAGGCAGCTCATGTCATTCTGGAACCCAATCACGTCGGGGCCCTTCTCCTGCAGCAGCTGGCGGAAACCAGCATTGTCGGTTGCGTTGAGGCCAGCTGAGGCCATCATCTTAGTGGTCATTACACGGTTACTCTCGAGAAATGTGAGGCAACGGCCGTCAGCCATTCCGATTCTCTGCGACATTTAACATCTATACATATTATTTTAGCACCCTGAGCCACTCGCTAAACTTGGCACCCATGAAAATCTCGTGGAGCTGAGGCTCTTCATCAGACTTGTGACGATGGTCTGATAGGATATTCTCGTTGAGTTTCTTGTAGGCGTGCACCACCTCCTTCAGATTCTCCGCCCCGTTGATGCCGATGTTGCCCGTGGAAAAGACGCTGCAGGTAACCTGCTTCATACCCCGCTTGGGTGAAAACTTTACAATGAGACCCGCGTAATTGGATGGCTCGTACGTTGCAGTGAACGTGGGGTCCTTGGCAAGATGCCGGTGAAGCTTGTATAGATTGATACGGCAGTTGGTAGAAAAGTTGGTGTTGATCATCACAACGCTGTACTTTTCAAATGGAATGTCAAACTTCTTGCCAAAGATGTAACTCAGAATCACCTCAGTCTGCTTGGTGACGCGCTTGCAGTCAAGGATGTTCGAGCACCCAGTCACCTGAATCGAGCCATTCGGGAAGAGCCGAATCGCCTTGGTGGAATAGGCATCAGTGTAACCGATAGTCACTTGATTCATGAATGAGTTTGGCCGAAGTTTCCACTCGAAACCAGCCTTGCTCCCCTTTGAGACGATGGTGATGCTCCCGAGCTTGTTAAACACCTTTGCCACATACTTCAGATTGATACCTTCGAGAGCCCCACGGCAAACCATAGTGATGGTGGTAATCGCCACCCACGAAGGCCTGGTCTCCTCCGGGAACTCGTCCCGGAATTGAGCAAGAGTCTTGATGTACTCGAAGGTATCCATTTCATGCGTTACTTAAATAGGCACCCATTTACCTCGGTTATTTAAGGACACCCTTTTTAACAAAAGTGCCGGTTCATATCCTGAGACTGGGACTTGACCTGGACCTGAGTAAACTCTTCACATACGCGTTTCCATATAGCCTTCTGGCACTCGATGTGGTATTTCTCATCCACCACCATAAATAAGCACTCTGCACATATCATATATCAAAAGACTCGAAAAGTTCTTCGACTGGAGTCTTTTCCGTCGATATTTCAGTATACCAAGCCCCCTGAGGTCCGCACTGATTCTTGTCGAGACGCACAAACTTGGCATAGTTGTGGTGAATCTTCCCATTGCTCACAGCAACCAATGAGCGTCCACAAGTCTTGTCTTTGGGGTTGTAGTACAGGCAAACCTTGCACAGAGCTGAGAGGCTCATTTGTACTTCTAGAGTTGTGTACTTTTATTACCATGGAGTCCGATCGATTGGCCCGGGCATCTTGCGCGCGACATGTTCTATGTTCCTAAGGTCTACGAATACATACCCTGGAGCCATAAATGGTGCTGATAGTGTATGCATGAATATGCGCCCTACACGATCCGTCACATACTCTTCCTTTTGAAGAGGGGGTGCGTAGGCGACGGTCCGCAGAGCTCCATAAGTATAAGCGGTTATAGAGTATTTTATGAAAATCTTCTCCATTACTTTCTAATAGGTTCTCCTATTTAGATACGGAATGAGTGGATACCCTTCACCACATCATCGTACTTGGCTGGCTTGTTCAGACCCTTCATGTTCACTACATAGCCGCCACCCTTGGAGCGGGTGCCAATCAGGGGCACAAAATCACCCTTGACCTTTGCCCAACCCATACCCTTTGAGTTGGGTCCGATCGAGCCTGTAATCTTGGTCATCAGGCTCTTCTTGTTGTACATCTTGACAGCCGACTGTCTTGGCGTTGTCCACTTGTTTGCTCCACCAGCGTTCACATTGACATTGGGAAAGTTGAAGACTGTGTTTGGGGACTTGGGTCTGATGGGGGAGAGGGACTTGATCTGGGGCTTGCGTCGCGCTGCGCGCTCATTGGCAGTCAGGGTTTGACGCACCCGCGTCTCACCAAACAGATTGCCTCCAGTATTGTACCATCCGGGGAGATTGTGAACCTTCATGTATTTGGCGCCACGTGCCATGGCCATACGGTTAGTCGCTGGTCTAAGACCGTATTCGTAATCCATTTATATCTAGTCAGAATTTAATCCTCCCACAACTGCTTGTATTCGAGTCTCAAATTCTTCATATCCTCTTCTGACGCACCTCCATTTTTGAGCTGTCTCAACTTTTCAGTGTATTCTATAACCAATTCAATATCTACTGTACTCCCCTTGGGAATGTCACTCGGCCATTCAATCTTAGGCTGGTCCTTACATTGGCTATGAGGAATGTCATGTAAGCATAATACGCAGTTCATTATATATAAAAAGGGTGCCTTTTTTTAACCCAGGTCTTAACTTGGGTCGACTTCTAGCAAACGAAAAATGGCCCTAGCCCGTGCTGAATCTGCCTTGTGCGGGCGCCTTATCGGACCCTACCAGCGCGATGGTGTGTCTTGGATGCTCCAGCG